TTTGCCCAAGGACTTTATATGTTGTTGCCATTGTTTACGCTCCCATCAGCATAAAGATACTTGGATTAGGGTCTGTTACTACTGCTGTCCATTTTAGGCCAGTTGCTGTCGTGCTATCTGAGGATAAGTAATATCCATCAGTTCCTACTGCTATTTTTCCAGCAACTCCAGAAGATGTTGCTGCTAGGATATCTCCCTTAGCAGTGAAAATTGATTGTTGAATTGCTGTAGCCAAATCAAATGCGGTAAAAGTAATAATCTCAAGAATATCTCCAGCAGTTAATGCTGCAAGAGATGTAATACTTGAGCCAGATGTGGCAGTATAATCTGATGTGCGAACAAGTAAGATACCATTTAGATATACTTGTTCCTTGCCAACCAGATAATTAAGAGTTAAGCCATTATCATCGGAACCAGACTTTGTAGTTTCTCCACCAGTTGCTGTATAGCGATAACGGTAAATTGCTGCAGTAGATGAGATAGATGCCCAGGCAGAACCTGACCATGCATACATGGCAGCAGCAGAGGTATCCCAATAGATTGCTCCAGTAACTAAAGCGTTACCATCATTATCTAATGTTGGTGGAGTTGCCTTAGCACCAAGATATCTATCATCAAAAGAATCATAAGAAGCAGCGGCAGCGGCAGCGCTTGCTGCAGCAGCGGTAGCAGAACCAGCAACTGTATCTACATACGCCTTTGTAGCAGCGTGTAGGTCTACAGTTGGAGCACCTGACAAGGTAAGAGCACCTGTCATTGTAGAACCAGCCTTGAGTACGATTGCATCGTAGAAGGTTCCACCTGCTTGAATTGCTGTTGCAATCTCACCAAGAGTATCAAGTGTGCTTGGTGCTGAGTTGATTAAGTTAGAAACCTGAGTATCAACATATCCCTTTGTAGAAGCATCAGTACTGTTTGTTGGTGTAGCAAGAGATGTAATCTTCTGGCTGTTCATTGAGAATGAACCAGTAGGTGCTGCAAGGTCAGTTACTTTAGAGGTACGAACCTGTGTATCAAAGTCTGAAACGGTTGCTGCTAGTTGAGTACCAGTGTGGTTAGCACGGGCTAGTGGGTCTGTAGCCAACTTGCTAAGTGCAATACCAGCAGATGCGTTAATGTCTGAGTTGACAATAGTTCCGTCAACCAAGTCAGCAGAAGTGATGGTTCCACCAAGGTCTAACTTAGTCTTAGCGATAGCAGCAGTTGCTGAAATGTCACCATTAACAATGGTTCCATCTGCAATCATTGTGCTCGTTACTGTGCCAGTATCCCCAACAGTAACTGCTGTTCCTGAAATCTTAGTCTTGTCAATTGCTGCAGAAGCATTGATATCAGCATTTACAATTGCACCAGTACCAATGACTGTGGTTAGGCTTACGTTGCCAGTGCCGTCAAAGGTAACTCCGCTTGCCTCTACATCTCCAGTCAACTGGAATGTACGACCAGTAGCAAGGGCTGTGGCTGTAGCAGCATTACCTGTTGTAGAACCTGAGGTTCCGCTTACGTTACCAGTTACGTTACCTGTAAGGTTACCTGTAAATGTACCTGCGATAGCACCAGTACCAGTAATGGTTGGGCTAGAAAGTGTTGGGCTTGTGCCGAATACTGCAGAGCCTGTGCCTGTCTCATCTGTCAGCGCACCACGAAGGTTTGCACTAGATGGAGTGCCAAGGAATGTAGCAACTCCTGTACCTAGACCAGACACACCAGTTGAGATTGGCAGACCAGTTGCATTAGTAAGAGTTCCAGATGCTGGAGTACCAAGTGCTGGAGTTGTCAGAGTTGGAGAAGTTAAAGTTTTATTGGTTAGAGTCTGAGTATCTGTTGTGCCTACTACAGCACCAGTTACACCATGTACTCCAGTGCTTGCTTCGATGTGGGTATTGGCTTCGCGGTAGTCACGGCCAATTGCCATATGGCGAACCACTGCACCAGCAGAGTGAGCCTGTCCAGATGAACCATCAATGCCACGGGTAATGGTTAATGTATTGGTACTAACCGCTGTAACATCTACAATTTCTTCAAGGGCTGTATCTGGGTCAATAACAACTGTAAAGGTTTCACCTGCTGAGACTGTTACGCCACCAAGCAAGGCTGAACCCGATACTACAGTTGCACTTGTACCAGATGAGGTAAGTGCTCCAGTCAGCGTTGTTTGCTGAGAGCGGGATGAGTATTTTCTAGTTGTCATTTATTAACCTATCGGCTGAAGTGGACGCGGATTGGATACTGTTGTTGTTGCGCTTGAGTTTCCTCATTAAGACGCTGTGTATAAAGTGCATACAGTTGTTTGGTTGCATTCTGTGATGAACCAAATGGACGCTTGCTATCAATTTCATCAGCCTGTGGACTAACTTGTGCAGCACGGGCTGGGTCAAGGAATGTAAGCAAACGATATGCTGCGCCAAGAATTACAATGTCTCGGCAAGATTCTGGTAAACCAGTCTGAGTAGCAAAAGATGTTTCTGCTGATGTGCTCATAGTTGTTGGAGCCTTAGCATAGGTAACCTTAACTGTACGACCAGAAATGATTGGGTCTCCAATAGTTACAGTTTGTGCAGTAGCACCCCAAGTTGTAGCATCTGGATTAGAGTCCCAATCCCAACGTTTGACACGAATCCATTCTTGTGATGGACCAATTGACTGCCAGTGCATTGTCAAGATGTTTTGAATATCAAGACCAGTTAAAGCATAAGTACTTACCGCTGAGTTATATGTAAATGTAGTCTGACCTACAGAAAAAATAGTTGCGCCAATAGCGCGGATAGTGTCTTGGATAGCACGTTTAACTACAAAGCGTGGAAATGTAGGAGCAATTGTTACCTTAGCACCAGCAATATGGGTTGTAGTTGTAGTACCTAGATAGCCACGACCATAAGGAGAAATAGTTGCTGTACTAGCAACACGGTCAAATGAATCCGCCCAAAGCAATTCATCATCAATCTCAAGTATACCTTTACCTACATTTTCAGTAGAACCAAGGCTAAGAACAATGGGAGTTGCAATAGTAGATGCAGTTGCTGTTACCGCACCAGTAAGGTGTGTAGCACGGTCTTGCTGCAGTGTATAACCAGCAAGGTTAATAAGCACTTCATCTGTTAAAGCGTCAAGCGTTACTGTCATTATAGAGTCCTTAATGCGTCAACCGCAGATTTGCCAGTAGTGCTAGCAAGTTCATTACATACGCCATTTAAATCTTTAAAAGCAGATGGCTGACGAGATGAACTAACTTTATAGTTAAGTGCACCAATTAACCCTTTGCCAGTAGTACCAGCCCAAGCATTAGCAGCACCCTGCTCATCTAGAAATGCAGTACGGGCAGGATAAGTACCGCCATTAGCCAACCTATTTAACTCTGCACATAATGTGCTGCCTGTTGTACCTGGCATTTGCTACCTCTTTCGATGATGTTTTGGTAATATCAAATTAGATGGCTTTTCTACTGCACCAAAAAATGCTTTGTAGTAATGCTCATCAAATGAAAATCTTTTCATGTGTGGAACTGTTGCTCCTGTATGACACCAGACTGGAACATCAGCCTTATCACATACTGCAAAGAAGTAAATATCTTCACCCATGAATGTATTGCCAACCCCTACTTCTGTAAAAAATGGGGCATCTGGCAAAACTTCTTTAATCTTAGTAACTGCATTACGGTGCATAAGGACAAACCCCATACCAGCAGCGCCTACTTGAATAAACTTATTATCAGGTAGCGGATGTATCCGTTGGATACCTACTACGCCATCTGCTTCGCCAAACTCGTATACCGTAGGCATGGGAATCATAAGCGGGTCTTCTGGATTATCAGTAGTAAAGTAAACACCAGTAACAATAGGACGCTCATTTGCGTCCTTGTTATCCCACAATAGTTTAAACTTATCAACGCTAATAACTACATCTGAGTCTACCCATAGTAGCCAGTCTGACTTATTTTCGTTATACCAGTAATTAATTACTTTTTCACGCTGACGGGCAATCTGGTTGCCCTGACTACGTAGTGAGGTTTCAAACTTAATACCTGACTTAAGTAGTACATCTACTACTCCCTGCATAAACTTGCCATCTACATTGCCGTTATCACACCAAGCAATTGATACTGTTTCTTGCATTGTCCCCTACCTTTACTATCTATGTTTTGCAGTTTTCTTTGCAATGCTTTTAGGTTGTTTTACAAACTGCTTACCCTTTGCATTACCAGCGGCTTTTGCTTTATTAGTAGCAGCCTTTTCTGCAGGTGTTAATGCAGCCCATGCTTTCTCAGGCAAATACCGCTTCTTACCTTTTGATGGTTTGCCATCTGAAGTTTTCCACTTTTGTGCAGTCCACTTCTTAAGAGACTCTTGAGATTTAGCAAGTGCCATTACTTGTAACCTCCGCCTGCTTTTTTATATTGAACTGCTAGTAATTGTGCTTTACGGGCTGACCATTCACCAGGGTCTCCGCCCTTTGAGCCAGCCTTAATCTTCTTAAACAAAGCAGCACGCATTGCTGGCTTAGTGTAATTGCCAGCAGCATTAACTGTTGACTTTTTTTTCTTCACCACTTCACCTTGTCTGCCCAGTATGCTGCTGACATTTTGCCTTTGGCAATGTTCTTAGCATGACGCGCTTTAAAAGACTTCTGACGTGCTGTTGGCTTTTTATCACCAGTAACACCCTGCTGACCAAAACGAATAGTTTTGACCTTATCGCCTTCTTTAGCCACAACTACGTGTGACTTCTTTGGATGATTTGGTGTGCGCTTAGGCTTGTTAAAGCCTGACACTCCTGCTCGCTTTAGTCTAGGGTCTGTCATTATCGTGTACCTTTTCCGCCACTCCAACCAGGAATTGCAGTAACATCATACTTATATTTTTCCATTAATTTTAAGAATGCCTTATCTTCTGGAGATAGGTTCTTCATGCGTTGTTCACGTTGCATTGCTTGACGTCGTGCTTCATCAGCACTAGAAGCAACACCAGTTTTTTTCTTAGGAGCAGCCATTTTATTTTTTCTTACCCATCTTCTTCATAGCCTTCTTTACTGGCTTACCAGTTTTCTTAGCCTCGGCTAACGCCATTGCCTTACCTTTTGCTGTGTATGGGAACTCTTTCTTTCCTACCTTTGGCATTACTTCTTTTTGCCCATCTTCTTTGCAGCCTTCTTAACAACTTTCTTCTTTGCCATCTTCATCATCATGGCTTTTTCTTCCATTGACTCAGCCTTCTTGTACATCTTTCCAGCCTTACCAGTCATCTTTTTACCCATCATGTTAGACTCCTATTTCCTTTAGTACTTCGGCGGTTTTTTTATTTATGTCTTTTGTCTTTGGCATTGTGTTTGCATCATAGGCTTTACCTAAAGTTTCTGATGCGTTATACGCTGCTTCAACATCTGATATTCTTGTTCCTGCTGGTTGCATACCTTGGGCACGTGCATCCCTATATGCTTGTAGTTCCGCATTCCATTTTTTATCAGGAATGTCTCTGGCTGCATCTCCAACTCCTAGTTCAAGAGTAGAGATTTTGCAACCAAAACATCCTTCAACATACTCTGGATGTGTTTGCTTTTTATGTAGACTCATATTGCTGTAAAGTTATCCTCTGTTACTCCGATACCACCAGCAATAAGAGCAGCCTTAGTTGCTTCAGAAACAACATGGTTTCTTCCGCCAAGGTAGATTTCTTGATAGTCATCTAACTGGCTATCTAATAAATATCGTGTAGTTGAATATGTCCCGCTACTCTTAACAACTGTCAGTCCCTTATCTAATTTGTAGAAATGAAATAGACGATGCCCACCTGCTGGTCCTTCACGGACAGTTGGTGTTTTGAATACGTACTCTGTCATTCGTCCTCCTTAATGGACTTACTGATGAGGCTAGGTTTCCCTAGCCCCACCCGTCAATCAACTAAGCGATTGATGAACCTGATTCGATTCGGTATAGTGCCTCTTCGCGGTAGCGAGCAAAGCCAAGTACGCCGTACCAACCCATTGGGCGATGACGCATTAACTTGTCTACTACTGGTCCGATTACTACGTGTGGCTCTTCGGCAACTGCCTCAGCCATAGCCTGCTGTCCAGCAATGATTGTGCGGTACACCTTTGCAGATGAAGCACCATCAGTTGCTGAGTACAAACGTGGAGACTCTACGAAGTATGCACCTTCGTATGTTCCGATTTCACCAGCCCAGATGCGGTCCTGTGCAGAACCGTACTGATTTGGTAGAAGCCATCCTGCTGAACCTGTTTCTGCACGAAGGTCGTGTGAGACCTCTGGGTGAATACCTGTCCAGTATAGAGAACCCTTGCGGGCGACAGCCTTACCAGCACGCAACTTAGCAACAGCCTTGCGGATGTTTGCTGAAGAAATTGTTGCTGCTGCTGTAACTGTTGCTGTTGAAGTAGCAGTTGAACCTGAGTAGATTACGTTTGTACCACCGCGCAATGTTGTCATTGCTACTGAGTCAATAGAATCTGCAAGGTTAAATGCAATGATGTTAGCAATCGCTGGGTCTACATCAGCAAGGCTGAAGAGTTCCAACGCACGTGTTACAAGTACTGAGTTACCATACTCATTAAGAGTGATGGTTACAGATGTTGGTGTAGACAATGCTACTGCATCTGGGTCAGCATCTTCTGTAAGAGCAGTTGTTGCTACTGAAAGGTCAACGTACTTCTGTAGAACTACAGTTGAACCTGGAATTGCTTGACGTGCAGGACGCTTATCTGCGACAGAACGAATAAGTGGTTCTGAGCGGAGAGCGAACTCTAGAAGGCGGTCATACGCCTTTTGTACTAGACCTGCTGCGCCAACTGTACCTCCAAGAGTAGAGGAACCTGTTGATGTATAGGCATTAGCCATGAGTTGTCACCTCCAAGTGACTAGGAGCGGAAAATTATTGAGAGCGAAGGAATGCAATTAGTTCTTCTTGAGAGTTAAACTCTCCGCCCAAACGTGATTCCAAATCCTCTGCTCTTGATGGAGTCCCCGCATTTTGTGTGATGATGTCTTGCTGACGTAATGTCGCACGGTCTACATCAGTAATGCTTTGTTCCTGTGCATCACGGGTATATCCGAACAAATCTCCGTTATCATCGAGCCAGTTCATAACTGTCTCCTCGTTAACTTCTTCTAAGTCCTTTAGGATAATTCGTGCTGCTTTAGGATTGACTCCCTTTTGTTCTAAGACTTCTTTGACGGTTCGCTCACGCTGCACCTTGGATAAACCCTCAAGTTGCTCAGTAAGTTCCTTGATACGCTTCTCATCTGCACGCTTGGCTTTACGTAACTTTTTTACTAAGTCATCGCCACCAAGTTGCTGGTCGGTATCTAGTTCGTCGTCTTCGTCATCCCAGTAATTGTTGCTCATAGCAACCACCCTTCTATTCGTTGTTAGTCGCAGACCACAGTTCAGTTCGGGGAAACTGGCTGGCTTCTGCTGTCGGTCTTATACACTGCACGGGGCCGATAGGTCCGTGTCAGGAAGTTAGAATGTGTTTCTTGCTGCTGACTTAAGAGATACTTTGCTAGTTCCTGCTGAGCCACTAAGGCGAGCAATTTCTCTCTTGCTAATATCTTCAAGTTCTTTTTTAGCCGTTGCAGATTGACGTAGATAAACATCTTCTGCTTGTTCTTGTGTGTACATTCCCTCTTCATAAGAACGTAATGTAGCCGCACGTGGAAGAACACTAGCAATTTGCGCTGCACCAAGTTGTGCTTGCTCTCTACTAATACCAAGAGCAGCATACTCTTCCATTGATGCTGAGTTAATCTTTAATCCTTGCTGCAAGAATGCTCCACCAATTGAAGCAGCCTGAGCCTTGGTCTCTAGTTTAGGTAGAGTTTCTTGTGGGTTTAAGAAGTAAGCAACAATGTCATTGTCGCCAATCATTGGATACAGTTGTTTAATTGCTTTAAGCGTATTGTTATCTGACTTGGAAAGACCAGTAGCAATATCCATACGGCGCTTTAATTCTGTAGGTGCAATGGTTGCACCAATATACTTAGCAAATGTAGCCTGTTGCTGTTCACGGGTAGAACCCATAAGAGACTTCTGACCATAGGCTGTAAAGATTTCAGCCATTGTATTTTCAAGGTCTAAATAAGTACCTTCATCATAAACATTAAGTCCTGCTGTTCTACGTGCTTCATTACCAGCAAAGCGAGCCTTATACTCTGGTCGTTCACGAAGAATCATTGTTGCTTGAGCAGATGGTGTTCCATTAATAATCATATCTTTAACAGCATCTGCAAGAGAACCTAAACCATACTTATCAAACTCAGCCTTTAATACCGCCCAAGCAGACAGACGTTCAGATTTAATTGCTGCTGCTTCAGAGGCTGCTGCTAAATCTGCAGCATACTTAGTTGCTGCACCACTATCGTTTCCGCTACCATTACCATTATTGTTGTTATTACCATTGCCGTTATTATTACTATTGTTATTATTACCAGCATTATTAGTAGCAGTACTTTTTGTTACATATTTATACTTACGCCAAACACCACCATAGTTAGCCCAGTACATACCTGGACCTGGGTCTTCACTTGGCATAGGGTTATCTGGATTATCTCCAGCCTGTGTTGTTTCACGTGCCTCAGCCTGTTTGGCAGTGCGACCCTTTGCAAAAGCAGTACGTTCTGCTGCAGTCATTTTATTCATGGGCTTTGAAGTATCACCAGCCAAACCTGCTTCATAAGCAAGTTGTACTGGGTCAACTTCAAGTTCAATAGCAGCATCACGTGATGCTTCATATATCTGTTGTTCTGTTATTTGAGATGTATCAGTGCGTGGCCCAAAAACTCTTCTAGGTTGTTCTTGGCCATCGTCAATACGCATTAATTCTGGATTGTATCTAGCCATTACCTACCCTGCAATCCAAAGTCTTGCAAGATACGTAAAGCCGTACTTGTAGACTTTTCTATAGCCTCGTCTGTAAATGCAAAATCTGGATGTTTCATGGCTGCTCTATCAAAATCCCATATTGGACGAAGGTTGCCTTTTTCATCAAACATATTAGTCATTAGCCAGTTATCTTTCATGGTTACATCTGTACGCTGCAACTTTGTATTCATACGATTAACGTATGGTTGATAAATAGCACGTAATGTTAAACCTTGGTTCATAAGTTTTTGAACTTGCTCTGTTTGTCCAATAAGAGCAGACTGTTTAATTTCAGCCTTAATAGCATCAAGACTTTCACCTCGGTCTATACGCTGCATCCAAGTAGAAACCTGTGACTTAGTAAAGTCTTTGTTTAATTCAAAACCATAGTCATTAGCATAATCTTCTAGGTCTGAAACATTTGTAGCAATTGCACCTTTAGGTGTGCCATCGCCTACTTTAATTTTAGCATTAAGATACTTTGAAATGTAAGTAAGATTTTTATCATTGGCTGAATCATAAATATCTTTAGCCCATGTATTAAGTTCTGCTTGTGTATAAGAAATACCTTTATTGTTAAGTTGAACTTCAAGGTTGTCTTTTGCATTTTGCAAACCACGGGCATAATCTGTATTGCCAGCAGCAGCCTTAACCTTATTATCATAGTCTGGGTCATTTGGGTCAAGACCTTTAACTAAGTTTTCATATTGACGGCGGAAAAAGTCACGTGCTCTAACGGTATCAGCGTTAGCAATAAACCATTTCTTGCTAGTTAACTCACGCTCAAACTGAGCAGGATTCATGTCGCCTTCAATGGCGCGGATTAAAAACTCTCTTAGTTCATCATCAGTAGAAAAGATTGCATCAATGTAGCCGTACTTTTCTTTTGCCTTTTGAAGAATGTTAGCAAACTCTGGATTAGCATTTTCTGCTGGAGTCATTCCAGAAGCAGTATTAATACCAGCAATTGTGGTTGTATCTGCCATTACTGAACTCCCGTCACTCTTTTAAATATGTCGTAGTATTCAAGTACTCTGTTTGCTTTAGTTTCATCTGTTTTAGAGAGTTGTTCGTATAAGAACTGCTCTGGGTCAAGACCTGTGTTTGTTACTCTAGATACTGGTGCACCTTCTGCATCATAAGTTGTAGTAGAAACATTTGGAGTTTTACGTTGAGCCTTTTGTAGCATAGGAAAGATTGCTTCAAACTGTTCATCTGTAGCATTGATACCTTGTAGTTGTTGGTACATAGCATTAACCGCTTTGCGAGCATCAGTTTCTCCAAAGACAGTTGCATCTCTTAATGTTTTAGATGTATAAGTATCAGATGGTTTTTTCTTTGACAAGAACTCATCTAATGTATCTAAAGTTTTTTTACCTTCAAACTTGTATGCTGTTGTCTGCTCAACTGTATAAGCAGATACTGCTCTATCAAGGGCTACAAGAATATCTTCTGATGTAATATCTTTAGTCTTGCTAAGATAACCAGCACTACGTAGTTTACTTGCTACCTTTGCCTTGTCATTGCCATACTGCTTTAACAACTGCTTAAGGTACATATCACGGACTGCATCTGTGCGTCCATATTGAACGCCTTGGTCTAGAAAATATGGCTTATTTAAATCAGCAATATCTGATGGACCAGGTGCTTGGGTACGAACTGTTTGAGCAGGCTCAGTATAAAGATAAGCCTGATAAGGCGTCTTTTTCTCTGGGTCAGTAACTTGAACTACAGTCTGTCCACCATCAACAGATACATTAGCCCCAGCAAAAAGGTTTTCAACAAAAGTTTCATTAGAAACAGTCTTATCGTTTGCGTTTTTAAGAAGTTCTTTTATTCTATCTTCTGGGTCAAAAGATTTAGTACCAGACTTCCAGGTATCATATAAAACATGATAGTCTTGTGTTTTACCAGCACGAACAACTTCCCATTTTTTTGTATTTTTATTAAATACAAGTTTGCTATCGCCAGCACCTGCACGCAGCCAAACTAAAGTTACTTCTTCTGATGGAGCAGGAATATCAATCTTTGCCATTACACCCTCGCGCTATAAGTATCTCTTGAATAGTATTTCAAGATTGAATTGAATATTGCTTTTGTTGCTTCTTTAATTGCGTAATCCTGGCTACCAAGTTGGCTAAGAAGAGCCTCTACACTTGTGCGTGTATCACGTTTAATCTGAGATGCATTATACAAACCACGTACTTCTTCATCATTAGCAAGGGCAATAAAATCTTCCATTGCCTGAATAGCAACCTTTAACTTCATCTTTGTTCCAGAAGAAACAGCATCAGAGTTATCAACAACTACTTGCTTTAGGCTGCGAAGCATGCGCTCTTCAGTTGCAATTTCATTACCACCACCAGTAATAGCACCTAGCAATAATGGATTAGAAGCAAGTAATTGTTTACGAGCAGTAGTTGCAGAATCAATAATAAACTTACGCTCAGATATACGGGTTTCAGTAGCCAATGACTGCTTTTCCCATGATGCTACATCAAAGTATTTCTGCTTATCTTCAGCAACTAATACATCATCGTAGTACTGTTCTAGTTTCTTATCCTCTAGCAGTCCTGATGCCTGCATCCAGTTATACACACCAGCATTAAAGTCACCAGTATGAGGACCAAAGATGTAAGCAGATTCGCCATAAGTATCAATAAACTTCTTATTAGCCAAAGACCAGTTCTTCATATCTCCAGTTTTAGAGATAAGAACTTTAGTCTGCTTGGTATCACGGGCTACTGTATAAGCAATCTTTCCTGGATACTTACCAGTAAAAATAACAAGTGCCTGCTCGTATGGGTCTTGAACATCATCGCCATACTTCTTATAGACAGCCTCATAAATATCCCAGAACTCATTACGCAATCCTGTGATTCCTACGTCTAGTAGATACGAAGGAACTCCTTGAGATTCCTGAACTGTAGGAGCAACTGGTGAGATAAGTCCTAGAACTGAACGCATTACCATCACATTATGTGCTGAGATACGTATGTTCTTTATGTACTTATACTTCTCTTCATCTGTAGCATTAGGCTCTAGATACTTACCATTAGCAGCATTGTATGCAATTGCTTGCTGTGCTGCTGTTACTTCTTGTCTGGACTTTTCGTTGACGGGTAAGGTTTGGTAAATCTTGAGAAGAGTAGACGGGATAATCGCTCTAGCAATATCAATGTTGTCTCCAATTGGGCCAAGGGCCATGTTGTCAATTTCTTGACCAACCTTTTGAATTGCAGGACTATCTACTGTTCCTAGTATATTACGTATACCAATAGCGCTTAATGCTGCAATAGGACCAGAGAATGTAGGTAGACCCGCTTCTGGTGAAAAGGATGGGTTAGCCAAAGTTAACTTCATAGTAAAGTCATTAAACAAAGGCTGCTTGTACTCACTATCTGTATTACCAGTAAGAGTACGAATAGTAGTATCTGTTGCCTTAAAGATAATATTATCCATAGGCATCATGATGTATGGTGCACCTTCGCTGTCCTCATAGAACATACCGCTAGCATTTAAACCAAGATGCGCTAGGCGCATACGGTAAAGAACCCGTGGTGCTACATCTTTAAGACGGTAGATACGGCGATAAAAGTCCTCTGTTGCACGGTAGAAACGACCAACTGTGCGAACAGATACCGCAAAATTAGAACGGATTCCTGGGTTATCAGCAAACTTTAGTACTGTGTCTGCTGCTTCTTCCATTGCTAATTCTGTAAATCTTTTTTCAGCCAACTCTGTAGCACGGCGTTCTAGTTGCGCTTTTTGCCAAGGCAAACCATAACTATCAGGATTATCGCGTAATGCTTTCTTAACTATGTTATCTGCATACTCTCGTTCAATACCAGAATAGTTCTTACGTAGGTGCAGATAAGATATATTAACAACAGGACTACGTAGAATACCGTTAACTTGACGGTCCATAAGTTCCATCATGTTGTTACCGCTACGCTTCCATGCTGTCTCTACATCCGTAAAGTCTGGAAACTCAACACGTGTATTAATATAACCAGTTGGTTGGAATCCTTTTGTTACATCCGCAAACTCTTCGATGCTAATTTGATTAGCAGCCTTCATCCACTTGTCGTTAATGGCACGGCCTGTTTCATCCTGGATGATTAACAACTTTTCATAGTTTGTCTTAACTGTGTCCATTAGTTCTTTGTTATATAAACGTGGACCACCATGGAAGTTATCGCGTAAATCCATAAGCATGCGCTCAAAGTAAATTTGGGCAATGTCTTCATCACCTAATCCCTTTTGACGCCAGTAAACTGTATCTCCAAAGTATGAAAGAAACTTCTTGAGTGCTGGTTGCGCTTCATCTGCAACCTTCCAGAACTCATTCTCCTTAGTCATACCTAGACGAGTCATCATTCCATCTACTGCACGGACTAAATCATCTGGAGTCTCAAGTCCATTGTTTGCAAAAAATGCAACTGCAGGAGATACCCTGTATTGCCCTGGTAGTTTTAACTTACCGTGTTGGCGTGGAGTAGCAAAGCGGATAAACCAGTTATCATAGTGAGCAAGGGTAACAAAATCATCACCAGCAGCACGTAGTTTGTCTACTTCAATCTCTTGATACTTACCAAACTTAAATCGTTTGCCAGTTGCTTCTTTACCAATTGTATTAAGGGCTTCAGTTAACTTACTAATGTTTAACTGCTCAGCAATAATCTCTTGGTCTAGTTTTCCACCAAGGGTTGTGCGAGCAGCAATAGACTGTGCCATTGAGTTGAGCAAATCTGGGTGATAGACCATAGCCTGTGTCCAGTAATCACGCTCAGCAGGGTCTAAATTGCGAATAAATACATTTGCTCTTTCAGCAATCTCTTGATTAATCTTAAGATGGCTGACTTCGGCAATAGAAACTTTTTCACGCTTAGCAATTGCTTCAATAATTTCATTACGTGCTTCAATTCCAAGCAAGTCTGCTGGGTTTCTTTTAAAACTTTTTCTTAAAAGTTCTGCAATAGGGCCTTGAGATGCATTAGATGCTGTGTATGCCATACCAGACTTGTTTAACTTACGTCCAACACCCTTAGTAAAGTCAAGTAAATCTCTTGCTGGGGCTGTTAATGCATACATAAAACCTTCATCAATGGCTGAACGTACACCTAAACGTGGGAACAAAGTAAAAATAGACCAAAAGTCTACAAAATCCTTAGCAAGTTTGCTGTTAGGAGTACCCATTGCAGCAACTAGTAGGTTTTTCTTTGAACGAATTGTATTAGCCTCAAGTGCAATCTGCTCATAAGGTAGCGGAGCAATGGCTCCTGCTAACTGAGATGGCTGAATTGCAGAAGAACCTGCAAGTAGTGGCGTTTCATTCTCATACTTAACAGCATTCTTGCTCATTACCTTTGAAAAAGGTGCATCAATCTCAGTCTTAACTGTAGTTGTAAAACCAGCACGTTCATTAAGAGTTCTTTTAAGAATATCATGCATTAACTTTTCGCCGTTAGGGTCTCCAGCCAAACCTGCACGCTGCATAACTGCTGCGTATAGATTACGAACAATAACTACTTGCTCATCTTCAGAGGAACGCAAAAACTTTTGAGCAATAAAATCAGCCATGTCACGATTAACAACCTGTCGTGCAACAAGTCTTACTGTGTCAATTGTCTTGACTGCTTCTTCACCAATAAGAATCTGCTGACCTGCTGGGTTTCGTGCTGCAAGACGACCAGCCTTAAGCGCAATGCGCTTGAGACCCTTGATGTCATCTTCAATTTTTACAAGGTCTGTAATGTTTGGGTTAAAAGCCTTGTCTGAGTTTTCACCAGACTTTAATAAAATATCAAAAGCCTCTTCGCCTTTAGCGTTAAACTCATCAATGTTTTGCTTAGATACTGTTTTGTTAAAAACAGAATCAAGCATGTTATTAAATCCATCACTCAAACGGCGATTAGTACGAGCAACGGCTATACCATTACGGCGATAGGTAATACCATCTACACGACCAGATAAAAGCAAATAAGTATTTTCTGCATCACTAAAAACCTTTTCGGCTTCATCTGCATTAAAGACTTTGTTTCTTTCCAAGAAAGCAATTGCTTCATCATTGTTGTAGCCAGGAGTTAACTTACCAATTGCACGGCGAATCTTTGCACGCTCTGCAACCGTCTCTGCCTTAGACAACTTCTCAATGGCTGGACCAAGTTGGTCATTCCAAAGAGTCTGCACTCCCTTATCTTTAAAAGCACGGGATACTCCATAGCCAACATTTCCTGACTGAGCAGCATCAGTAACCATCTGCGCTAACTGAGAACCTTTTCTAGCAGCACCAGATGCACCACCAGTAATCCAAGTAAATGGGTCAATTACAATCTGGTATGCAAAATCAATAACGCCAGAAATGTTTTTAGTTGTTCCGTCAATGTAGTCACCAGCAAGCGCACCATTTTTTGGTGGCTTGGTATCTAGCATACGTGCAACGTCACGACCTAAAGAAACCTGTGCGTACTTGGTTGCATCTAAAACTTGCTTAAACTCTTCTGGTTCATTAAATGCAACCTCAAAGGCTTTAGCAATCTCAGGAGTAAGTTCTCCATATGCTTCTAGGATTTCTCCTGGACGCTTACCTGCTAGCAATCCTTTTGCAATATATACATTTGCTTTACCAAAACGGTCTGTTGCTTCTTTTAAAGCACCGTTATCGTAGACATCTGTACCGTTCCAAGCATCAGACCAAACGTTAGCACTAAAGATATTCTCGCCCTGTGCTACTTGACGGCCCACCAAGTATGGCGTATTGATAGCACGGTTGTAAGCACCAGCAACTTTAAAGACTGCAATCAAAGGACTAGCAACAGTTTTGCCAGCAAACTTTAATGCACCAACAGCACGGTCACCAAAATCTGGTGGTGCTTGCATGTAGTCAGCATCTTTATAAAAAAACTTTAATCCCTCTTGTGCATCAGGGTCAAGACTCTCAAATACCTTGCGAGCATCTGCTGAGTTCATACGAGTAAGTTCTTTATTCTTCTTAACAGCCCAACTCATTTGCTCAAGTTGGTTCTGTTCTTCAGGTAAAAGATTTGCTCGTTGTGCCGCTGAGTAAAGGTTCGGAGACATTTCTGCGACTATGGGTTTTAAAACGCGCATTAAGTATCCTAACTAGTGAAGAAGTTCATTAAGATTAATTCTGCTTCTCCAGAATCATCAAAGAGATTTACTTTCTTAAGAGTGTCCATTGGGTTTGGCTTTGGCTTTGGCATACCAGCAAGAAGTTCTGAACCGCCTCCAGGACCACGGTCAATGCCAGCAGTTCCTGGCTCATCTGGATACTGTGTTGGTGTATCTAAAGATACTGGTTGTGCTGGAAGTGCATCATAAGGAGTACCAGCCATAGGTGCTGCTGTTTGATTACTGTATGTTTGTTCGCCTTCTCCGTATGGTAAACCAGGAATGTATGTAGCAGCCTGTGTAGGAGAGCCATCAGTACGACTAGAAAGAGCACCAGGAAGTGAAACTGGTGTTGGATTAGAAGGCTTCTTGTAACCGCCACGTCCGCCAGATTCTGTTATCATTCATCATCCTCTTCTTTGTCATCAATAATTTCAGCCTTAGTGCCTAGCACTTCGCTGTTATATTCTTGAGCCATCTTCATCATGCCGTAGGCATTCCATGGTGTCATGGCTTCACTAACTTCTGTGTGTAAATAGCGGGACCCTTCGTAGTCTGCCCATTCGGTTATTAACAACCAATTGACGCAGATGTAATCAGTCCCCTTCTCATCCTCTTCTATAAGGATTCTTAGTGCTTCTTCAATTTTGTCTCTAAATGTTTTACTCATTTTGCATGTTGTACTTTCACTATGACTGGTTCAGCCGTGTGAATATCCCAACGTGAAGCGATGTTAATCGCCATTCTAATATCTAACTCTGCCACCTTTGGCGTAGTTTGTTTTCTACTTGCAGCAAAAGCCTCAATGGCACCAAGAGCAATATCAGCACCAGACCCAGCACAGTAAATACCACGCATATCCCTATCCCAAGAATAATCTTCAAAGATAGGATAAATAACTCCACGAACGACAACAAGAAATTGCGAATCATGTGCTGCTGCATCCCCGTCTTCTTTCATATCATAACCAGAATCTATAAACAATTTACGCATTTCTGGTATAAATGTCTGAGTCATGAATACATCTAAATCATCTGTTACACGTGGCTTAGGTGCTTTCCACCCAAACTGTAAAATGTTAGAGCCACGGCTTGCCCCTGAACCTGCAATTAAAACTCCGTTGTTTTCAATAATCTTATGTGTTGCAAGTTCCATACAACGACCATCATCACCAGATGAACGGGAATCACAACCTACTGCTGCCCAACCATTACCTTGAATTGCTACTAATGTTGTCATTGTCCCCTCCTTAGATTATTGTCGCGTTACAGTTCTTGCTCCACCACTTGCTCTACCGCTGGCACTAAGGCTAGAGAATAAAGATTGAAGTGACGCTGGTGCTTCAGGAGCGCCTGCTGCTGGCGCGGCGGGAGCAGGGGACGGTTGCTCAACCATAGGTGCACCAGCAGCAGGTAATTCTTCTGGAGCGAATACATCGTTAATAGAGTCTTCAATAGACTTACCAGATTGGCGAAGTCGAATGACATCAGCAATCTGCTTAACGATAGTAGTTGGGTCCCCGCCTGAAGCAATTAACTGTGGAATTGCTTGTGCACTTGCCTGTAATGAAGAGACTAATGCGTTACGCATTTCTTCTACTTCAATCTTTTCTTGTTCCTGAGTTACGTTAATTCCAAATGGAAGTTCACGTTGTGCTAAATCCTTAGAAATTAATTTACCGCCAAGGGCCTGTAACATAAAGATAAGTCCCTGCGCTGGGTTAAGACCAGCCAGCATTCCATAACGGACATCTGCTGAGTAGTCACCCTTGATATTCTTTGATGGTAAATAGTCAACGGCGTATGGTGCTCCCGCATCTACGCCACGAATTGTCTTTTCAAAGTTGTAAAACTTTTCATCAACCTCAAAGCAAAGAGAAATAACATTCTTAAGAGCAGAGGCAAAGATAGCCTGTGCTGATTTAACTTGTGTATCAAAACCACCCATGAGTGCCTGAACACCCTGTCCCGTAATAATTGATGCATCAAGATTTCCAGTACGAGATTCTGGGTAACGTGTACCCATACGTAGTTCTTGTTGAAGAACCTGTTGTTCTGTAAATGCACCTGCTGGAATTGGAAGTTCGACACGTCGTACTCCTGCTGGTGAGTTAGTGCGGATAACCGCATCTCCACCAAACTCAAACTCCTGTACATCGCCTGGAACTACGATTGGTGATTGAACTGACTTCTCTGCTGCTTCCATTGCAAGTAATGCAAAACGATTGCGAAGCAACTGAATACCAAGAACATCATCAAACTGTCCACGCATTTCGCCGTCTACAGAGGGACGGCGTGCTACTACTACCATCATCTTGCCAATAGGATTTTTAGCCTGTGACAAAATTAAGTTATTACGTGAAGGAACAAAAATTACTGATTGGTCCTTATCGTAGTAACGAATAATATCCATCTGTGTATTAAGGTTCTGGTCGTAACCATCACGTCCTAACAGTTGGTATTCAAACTCAGGGAACTGGCTAACCAATTCTCCAAGTGATAGTGAGTAGCGTTTAGCAAAAGCAATACAACGTCCATAGCGGTCAAACTCTGGGTAAGCCCCGATAGGACTTTCTATGCGAATACGTGGTATGCCTGCTTCATCGTCCAATTCAATTATGAAAGGAACGAATCCAAATGTGATGTACCAGTCTGCGCCTGTATACATCTGTACTTGTAATTCTGAATGGAAAAAATAATTGCTAGCAATACGTGTGCGTGTATCTGCAAATCTGCGAGCATTATCTTTTGCAGCATTAACAGCAGAGCAGTTAACTGCTGGCAATGGTGCC